CTAGAGTTGCAGCGTGAACGGACGGCGCTCGATGCGCGTTGCGGCGCGTGTGCGCCCCACCACGGTCATCAGCGTGCCGATCAATCCGCCGATGGCCTGGACGACCGTGACCGTCTGCTCGCCGATCTGGCGGACGATTTCCGGCGACAACTCGAGACCGATGAGCGGCCCGACCAGCGGCAGCACGGTCGACGCGGCGGTGATGAGCGCGCCCCAGATCGTCATCGAGCGGCCCCACCACTTGGCTTCGGGCACCTCGGGGCGTGCTTCGGGTTCGGTCGACATCTCGGTCTCCTTCTCGGCAGGGGTTGCGGACTGAATGGTGTCGGGCAGCGCAAGGGCCGCCGTGCGCGTGCGATCGACGCGGGAGAGCCAACCGGCGCCGAAGCGCCAGAAGTGCGGAAGGCTTCGGTAGCGGGCTCGGCGCAGGGCGGCGTATCGATCGATGGCGCCGGCGGCATTGGCGCGACGGGCCGCCGCCAGGGTCAGCGGTCCGATTTCGCCGTCGACGGTGACACCGAGCGCCTGCTGAAGCATACGTGCCGCGCCACCGAGGCCGTGGTTGACGGCGGCGTCGAAATGGAAGAGCGCGAGCCGCGGCGGCAGGTCCGGCGCGCGCGACGGGCGCCAATACCGCGTGCGATAGATCTCCCGCACCGTCGCCTCGTCCAGTTTGCGAAGCTGGCCGAGCAGCCGATCGCGGCTCCCCGGCGTGATCGCGACACCCCAGTGTGCGGAGAGGTCGTCGAGCGTCAGTCCGCGGTTGGTCGGCCCACCCGGATCGTGCGGATCGTTGGTCCACCCGCCTTCCATGACGAGAACGTGCGCGAGGGCCTTTGCGAAGACCTCGTCGTCGGAGGTCTCCGGCCAGCGCAGCGCCACCAAGCGATCCTTCGCGAACGCGGCCACCGTCACAGCGCCGCCACTCTGGTTGCCGCCGAGGATCATCACCTTGTCTTCGGTCTCGCCGGCGACGAATCCGACGTGGCCGAGGCGCGGATCGGTGCCGCGCGGAAAGACCGCGATCGCGCCGAGGCGTGGGACGGCGAGTGCCGCGCCGAAGGCGACGTAGGAGCGGGCGGCGAGCGAACCGGTCGAGGCGAGTCCGGACCGGCTGAGGCAAGCCCCGACAAACGCGGCACACCAGGCCGTCTCATCGTCCGTCACTTCCGGATGGCCGGCGTCCACGAACAGCGCGCGGATCGCCGGGTCGGCACTGCGGCCTTTGACGGTGCGCAGCCCGAGCAAGGACCACGCCTCGCGGAGCCAGCGGGGTTGATCGTCCATGGCTGCCTCAGAGCGTTCGTGTCACGGGCGTGCCGGGGCCGACCACCGCGCTCAGCTGCGCGATGCGGATGGTCACGGCCGTCTGCGGACTGCCGAAGTCGGCTATTTGATCCGCCTGCGAATAGATGAAGAGCGGCCGCGTCACCTCGATCGTCCGGGCCACCGTGCTGCCCGAGAGGATCTCGACGCGATAGCGCTCCTCGCTCTCGCCGAGCGGCACCTCTGCGAGCGCCCAGCCGTCGCCGTCCATCCGAGTCCGGCGGATCCAGGTGACGACGAGATCGCCCGCATCGCGCCGGCCGCGCACGTGAACGGGTGCCAGCGGCCTCAGTGCCACGCCGGTCGCGCGCTCGGTCCATTCGCCGTAGTCGGCGTGACCGATGTCGCGCGCAGCGGGGCCTATTCGCCAGCGGTAGGGGACGTCGAGATCGGCGAGGCCGAGATCGATCCGCGCCACTGCTTCGTCGAGCAGCACGAAGCGCGCGCCGACAGCCAAGTCCTCTACCATGCGATACTCGGTGCCGCCTTGGCCCCGCAATAGGCCGCCGAGGCGCCAGGTCGACGGCGCGATCAGGTCGGCCGTCCGGAACTGGACAATCTCCCAGCCCAGCGGCGTCTTGAGAGCCGCCGTGTTGGCACCTCCGAACAGCGCCGCGTCGGTGACGTTGGCGAGATTGCCATAGGGAATTTCGACGTCGAGGACCGCCGCGCGATCAAAACGCCCGATCGGGCCTGCTCTGAGCGGCGTCTTCGTGGTGCCTACCACCGCCGGCGCCATGATGCAGCCGGCGAGCATGAAGCCCGAGGCCTCCGGCGAACGATAGACGGCAAGCGGCCCGGGCCACGGCTGCAGGCTCGCCGCGAGATGTAGCGCCAGCGCCTGGCCGCCGGTTGGATCGGGCAGATCGAGAAACTCCACAGCGGGCGGTCCTGCCGCGACGAGCGCCGGCACCGCCGATCGCCTGCGGACCGTCGTCGCCCGCCGGAACACACCGGCATCGAAACCGACCGCATCCATCGCGCGGGCCCCATGCTCGCCGATTTCGGTAATGCGGTAGGCGCGTGCGCCGCTCGCCGTCTCGAGCCTCACGAGATCGCCCGGCTCGATCGCGAGCCGCGATGGCGGCAGCGTGAAGCTCGCCCGCTCGCGGGCACCCCATGTTTGAAAGAGCCAGCTCTCGGCGATGCGTGACGCCTCGCTAGAGTCGAGTGCGATCGGCACTTGCGCCTCCGCGACGCGGCCCGTCGTGCCGGCGAGCCGTCGCGCCTCCGCGACCGCCTGGCGGTGATCGTTTTCGACGGCGAGATAAGTCAGCTTGGCGGAAGACGGCAGATCGGCTTGCTCGGTGCGCGTGAGCCGCAAGAGATCGGCGCCCGGCTTTGCTTCGACCAGATCGTCGGCCGCGAGCGTCGCGACCTCTCCCGTCGCGCCGCGCATCTGGAAGCGGATGCCGTCGCCGCCCTCCACGCCATCGAAAAAGTATGCCAGTTCGAGAGGGCCGAGGGCTTCGCGCGCGCTCATGATGCGGTCGACGACATAGCCCGGCACGATGCCGTCGAGGCCGGCCGTGTCGGCGTCGTCGAGCCCCATATCGGCGAGCAGCGTCGCGACGATCCCGCGCAGTTCCGAGCGCGTCACGCGACCCGAAAGCCAGTGGCCGGTCGCCCAATTTGCGGCGTCGCCCCAGCGATCCTCGTCAGCCGGAAAGGCGGGATAGGGCCGGACATCCCAGCAATAGACGTACATTCGGTCGGGCGGCACCATCGGTCCACCGTAGACGGATGAGATCGGATTGAGACCCGCGACCGCGCCCGCATGATCCGGACGGTAGGCTTCCAGCAGCGCCCTCAGGTATCGGCGCTGCATGAGATCGTCGCGATGGCCGGCGGAGAAATAGGGCAGCGCCGATTCACTGCTCTTGGCGTCGACGAAAACGTTCGGCTGATTGGCACCCTTGTCCACCGCCGGGCAGCCGATCTCGAGAAACCACACGGGCTTCGACGCCGGCTGCCAGGCCGTCGGCGTCGCGCTTTCGAGGCCACCCGGCCGGTCGTAGTGCCGGTTCGACCACCACGCCACAAGGTCCTTGTAGCGGAACACCCAGGGCTTGCCGCCCCCGTCGGTGATCGGCGTGCGAGTCTGCGCGCGCCGGTCGGCCTCGCTCGCGTAGTACCAATGATAGCCCTCCCCGCCCGCGATGTTCGACTTGAGGTAAGCGAGATCGTAGATCGAACGTGCCCCGGCCCGACGGTCGGCGTGGTCGCCGTCGCGCCAGTCCGCCAGCGGCCAATAGAGATCGATGCCGACCGCATCGATCGCAGGAGACGCCCAGAGCGGGTCGAGATGAAACGCAACGTCGCCTGATCCATCCGCTGGCTGATGGCCGAAGTACTCGCTCCAGTCCGCCGCGTAAGTCACCTTGGTCGCCGGCCCGAGCACTGCCTTGACGTCGGCTGCGAGGCGTACGAGTTCGGCGACGAACGGGTAGCTGCCGCGAGCATCGCGTGACGTCGTGAGCCCCCGCATCTCTGAGCCGATGACGAAGGCGTCGACCCCGCCGGCCGCCTTGCAGAGAAACGCCTGGTGCAGGACGAAGCGGCGATAGGACCATTCGCTCGGACCCGCGTAGCGGACCGTCCAGCCGGCGAGGCTGAAGTGCCCCGGCTGGGCCACTCCCACGAAGGCAGCGATCTCGCTGCGTGCCGCAGCCGTCATCGCGTTTCCCGCCGTCACCGCTATGCGGCCGCGCCAAGGATAGGCCGGCTGGCTCGGCGCTCCGGTCGTCGGGTCGGGCCGCGTGTTCGCGGCCGGAATGTCCATCAGGAGAAAGGGCGTGTATGTGACGGCGAGTCCGCGCATCTTGGCCTCGCGGATCGCACTCACCACCGACCAGTCCGACGGTGTGCCGCCGTAGGCCGGGCGGCTGTCTTCGGGCTTGATCGAGATGACATCGACAACGCCGCGCGCAAGGCCACTGACCGCCCATGGCGGGTCCATCACCTTGTCGCGGTTCTCGACCTTCGGCTTGATAAGGCACTGACCGGCTCTCAGGTCGTCGCCGAACCAGGCGACGGTGAGAGATAGATTGCGCGCCGCCGGCAGCTCCGCCTGTAGCTGATCGTAAGCGGCCGCAAGATTGGTTCCCGCGACCCGCGTCGTCACGTTCTCTGCCACCCGCATGCCGATCGGGCCGCCGATCAGGATGCGGTCCATCGCATAGACCGATTCCCCGCACGCCGGGATCAGCACGATCCCCTGCACGAGACCGGCGAAATCGTCCGTCTGCCGTGCAATCTCGAAGGAAAGCTGGGGCACGCGGTTGCCGTACGGCGCGAGCGGAAGCCGCTCGAACACGACGTAGGCCACGCCGCGATAAGCCGGTGCATGGGCGGCGCCTTCGACCGCCGAGATCAGCGTGTCGGGCTCCTGGTCGGCTGTGCCGCGATAGAGGCGCCACGTCACGCTCGCGAGGTCGAGTTCCTCGCCGTCCGCCCAGATGCGATTGACGCCAGTGATCTCGCCTGCCGCGATCGCCACCGCGAACGTCGCGAAATAGGTGTACTCGGTCGGCTGTGTGGCCTGCGTCGGGCCTGCGCTACTGCCGCCGGCGCCGCCCTTGCCCCCGCCGCCTGCCTTCTTGCGTGCCGCCACCTCCTCGATGTCTCGTGCCCAGATGATCTGGCCGCCGAGCCGCGTCTGCCCGTAGACGCGCGGTATCGGCGCGCCCTCGGTCGACGCGGTGATCGTCAAGTCGGTGAGGCGCGGACCGCTGATTTCCTTGTTGCGCGCGCTCGCACCCGACAACGTGCGATCGACGAATGAGCCGAGCAGCCCGCCGAGCTGGCCGCCGATGGTCGCACCGGAAATGCCGAGAAATCCGGACGGCAGCAAGCCGGCCCCGATCGTGGAGCCGAGCGTCGTCAGCGCGAGCGTGGCCATGGATCAATCCCGGTAAGGAAAAGCGAACGCGGCGGCGATGCGGCGCCGCCACCAGGGCAGCAGCGCCACTTCGGCGACGCTCGCGCCTTCGGCCGCGTGGATCATCGTGGTCGGCGTGGCGAGGATGGCGACGTGCTTCGCCGATGTGGACGGACGATAGCAGAACACGAGCACGTCGCCGGCCGCTGCTTCGTCAACCGCGAGTTCGACGAGATGCCGGCGCGCAGCTGCGAGCAGCGGCTCGTCACCGCCCGCCTCCGCCCAATCTCGGGCATAGCCCGGCGGTCGCTCGGGCTCTGCTCCGTACACGTTGCGCCAGACCCCGCGCAGGAGACCGAGGCAATCGCAGCCGACACCTTGCAGGCTCGCCTGGTGGCGATAGGGCGTGCCGATCCAGGCGCGCGCCGCCGCGACGATCTCCTGGCGGATATCGTCTCGCTTCATCTGATCAGGTCCGTGATGTCGAGGCGGCCGCGGGCTTTGGCGCCGGGTCGCGCGATGGTCGTCACGTAGGCGTTGCCCGGCATGTGCGGGAAGCCCTGGTAGTTCTTGATGTTCGAGAATTTCGCCGCGCAGGTTGCCGGAAGCTTGTCGCAGCCCGCCGTCACGCGGAAGCGGTCGGTCACCGCGACGCCCGCCGGCAGCGGTTCCCAGAGCGACATCCGCGTGCCGCCCGCGTCGCGCGTGTGGATGCGGACTTCGATCCGGGCCCCCGCCGCATCGCCGCTGACCCACGTGAGTAGGCCGCGACTGAACCAGCCGTTCGCATAGCCATCGAGGCCCGCGACGGCGATTTCCCCCGATCCCTCGAGAGAGCTTACCGTGCCCTCGGCACGATAGGCGGGGAGGTTCAAGTCGATGCGGCATCGGCTGTCGCCGAGGTCGGCATCACACGCATACTGAAAGAGCCGTCCCGTCGGCCGCTGGAGGCGATGGGAGAGCCCGCGCACCTCGGCCGTGAAGCCTCGGCCGGTACGACGCACCTCGCCCAGCACGCCCGTCTTCACCCGCACCCGCTGGTCCGGCGCCTGCCAATTCACCCGCCAGATCTCGACGCGCGCATCGTCGTAGAGGCCGGCGGCGAGATCGGCTTCGGTGAGATCGTCCGAGCTGAGCGCCCCCTGGATCTCGACGTTGTCGGCGGCGAGTCCGAGCGTCTCCTTCAATTCGCTCGCCGTGAAGCCGGCGGCGGCTTCGAACACCGTACCGTCGAAGGTGAGGTCGCGGTCGTGGTCCGTGAAGCCGCGCTGCGTGCCGTCGCGGCGAACGAGGCGCCAGCACCAGCAGAGCGTGGTCGTGCGGCTCGCCAGGTGTTCCGCGAGCGCGGGAGGAAGCTGCCTCATGGTCGGATCTCGACGATCGGGATGCGCGGAATGGCGCCGTGCTTCAGGCCCTGGAGGTTGATCTCGAGCGCGTCCGTATCGAACCGGACGGGTACGTCGTAATGAAACCCGGCCGTCACGACGGCCCCGTTTGCAGGGATGTGGCCCGCACGGAAAGTGATCCTGCCGGTCGTCGTGTCGACGTCGAAGGTGCCCACCGCCTTCTCGACTCCGGCGACCGCGACGCGCACCGATCCCGCGACCGGCTTGACGATGCGCCGCGTCCACGGCGCATGAGCTCCGCCGTAGGTCTTGGTGAGCGCGAACGTCGCGATCGTTCCGTTTCCCGTGCCGATGAGCTGGTCGAGCGGGGTGACGGCGCGGCCCGGCGGACAAGACTTCCAGTCGGCCGGGTCGCGCCAGCGAAAGCCGTAGAGGCGCCCGCGACGCTCCTCGAAGAAGGCGATGACCTCGTGCAGCTCGTCGAGCGTGCGCACGCCGTAGCCCGCATCGTACTTGCGACGCGAGTCCGACCAGCGGCTATTGCGCTCTTCGGCACCGGAGCCGAGCACGACGACGTCGGTGCGCCGCTCTGGCCCGCCGACCGCGCCGAGCGAAATGCCGGTCGGGAAGAGCACTTCGTGGAAGGCTGCCGGCATGGCTCACAGGTTCCTCTGGCCGAGCGCCGCCGCGCGTGCCAGCATGGCGGCGATCTGGGTTTCGGAGCGGTGGAAGCTCTCCGCATTCTGCGTCGCGACGTTCATGTTGATCGTCAGCTGGCCCCATTTTGAGGGGTCAGAAGGCTTCGGGGATCCGCCACCGCCCGTCCCGGCGCTTCCGAACAGCGACCCAAGCATGCCTTGCAGCAGCCCTCCGAGGCCCTGCTCGATCGGCTTCATCGCCGCTTTGATCGCGAGGTCGGCAAGGCGTGTCTTGAGGCTGCCGAGCACGTCGCCGAGGTCGCGCCCCCTGACGATCGTCTCCGCGAACGATCCGGAGAGGACCTTCGAGAACTGCTCGCCGACGCGCGCGGTGTCGGCGAGGCTCTTCTGCAAGGCGCTCGTGTCGGCCCGCACGTCGAGGTCGATCGTCGCGCTGCGATTCTCGTCCATGCCTCACTCCTCCGTATCGGGATATCTTCGCATCAAAGCTTCGAGCGCGGCACGGTCGGGCGGTGTGACGATCGGGCCGAGCACGGCTTCGGCCGCCGCCTCGAGCTCGCGCGGCGTCATGGCCCAAAAGGCGGCGGGCGGCAGGCGCAGCACGCCGAGCCCGAAGCCGATCAGGCGCTTCCAGGGAAAGGGCCTCGGTCCTTGGCGCCTCCGCGCGTCGGCTCGGCGGACCCCGAATTGAACGTGGCCGCGAGCAGGCGCGCCACGATCTCGACATAGCCCGCTGCACCGCCGGCCGAACGCATGGCCGCGACGGTTCGGTCGTCAACGTCGTTCCCGGCGCCGCGCAGGCCGGCTCCCAGGATGCGTACCGCGTCCTGGGCCGACAGCCGTCCCTTCGTAAAGCGCTCGGCGAGCCCGAGCAGATCGCTTTCGCCGTAGCCCTGTTCGAGTTCGGCGAGTGCGCCGAGCGTCAAGACGAGCGTATAGCGGCGTCCATCGAGTTCGGCTTCGATCTCGCCACGCGCCGGATTCGCCATGTCAGACCTCCGTGAAGGTGATTTCGCCCGCGGACTCGAGGGCGAGGTCGAACGTCACCTCGCCGTCGTGGCGACCCGCGATCTCGAGGTTCGCGATCTGGAATGGTCCGGCGATCGTGCCGAAGTCCGGCACGACGATGAGCCAGCGGAGGATCTGCGCCGCGAAAAACGTCTGGCGAATCAGGATGTCGGATGCCTGGTCTTTGAAGATGCCGGAGCCGGTGATGCGCGCGGTGCGCACGCCCGCGCCGGCGAGCAACTCACGCCAGAGCCCAGGACTGTCCTGGTTCGTGGCATCCACCGTCTGCGCGTCGAACTGGATCGCCGTCGCGCGCAGACCGCCGACCGTCAGCGCTGGCGTTGTCGTGCCGCGGTCGATCTTCAGCAACAGGTCTTTGCCGCGTTGTGCTGGCATGTCGTCTCCTTGCGTCGTGGGGCGCGCGTCAGCTCAGGTGCTCGGTGATGATGCGAAGGCGGAGCGTCGCCCGCCAGACGTTGGTGTCCCGCGCCGTGATTTCGGTCTGCTCGTGCGCAACGCGCACGATGCGGTGGCTCGTGAGTACGGGTGGTGCGGCGTCGACGAGCGCAGCCGCGACCGAGGCTGCGATATCCGCTGCCGTACCCCGACCGGTGCCCTCAGCGGCGATCGTGAAGACGAGCCTGTGGTCGTCACCCGCTTCGGTCGCGGTCGACCAGTCGGTCGAGCGCGTGGCATCGACCGCCACGTAGGGCGGACGCGTGCCGGGTGGCAGGCGGTCGTAGACACGGGGTCCACCGAGTTGTCCACCGAGCGTGGGGTCGGCGGCGAGGCGTGCGATCATGGCCTCGACGACTTCGGCTGCCGCGCTCATGCATCACCTCTCTCGAACAGGGCGCGATCTGGCGTCACAGGCGTACCCGCCGGAAGGGAGCGACGAGGCTCGCGATCTCCTCGGGCAGCCTTGACACGCCGCCTTTGGCGAGGTCGCGGTTGTCGTACCAATGAGCCGTCAACAGAAGGATTGCGTGGCGCAGCGAGGCCGGCACGAGGTCGGCAGTTGGGCCGTATCCGGCGGTAAGTGTCACCGTCACCGATGAGGCTGCCGTCACGGACGGGTCGATGCGAACACACCCCTGTCCGTCCTCCTCGATCAGCAGCGACCACGCCGTCGTCGGCAGGGCCGCCGCCGCACCGACGGCGCGCACTTCCGTCACGGACTGCGCGGGCCGCAGCGGCAGCAGGATTTCGCCGTTGTCGGGCCAGGGCCGGAGGAGACGCCAGACCTGATTGATCAGAGCAAGACCGAGCATGGCCTCGATCTGCGCGCGCGCGGTTCGGATCAGGGTATCGACCATGACGTCATCCGCGGCGGTCGCGATGCGGGCATGGCTTTTTGCTGCGGCCACGGTCACCGGCTCGACGGCCGGCCGTGTGACGACGGCGAGTGGCATGGGTTGTCCTTCGGGCAAGGGTGGGAGGGCCGGCGCAGCCATCGCCGCAGCCGGCCCTCCGGACGCGCCGCCGTGGGAGGGGCAACGGCGCGAAGGAAAGACGTCAGACGCCGAAGCGCAGGAACTTGATCGCGTCGAAGTCCTGCACACCGCCGCCGACGCGCTTGGTCGTGTAGAAGAGCACCCAAGGCTTGGCACTGTAGGGATCGCGCAGCATACGGATGCCGACGCGGTCGACGATGAGATAGCCGGCGCGGAAGTCGCCGAAGGCGATCGACAGCGAGTTGGCCCCGATGTTTGGCATGTCCTCGCTCTCGACGACCGGGTAGCCGAGCAGTGTCGACGATTCACCCGGCCGCGCGGGTGGCTGCCAGAGATAGTTGCCGGTCGTATCCCGGAAGCGGCGCACCTGGCTCAGCGTCGCGCGGTTCATCACGAAGCGAGCGTTGCTGCGGTAGGGTGCCTTGATCGCGAACGTCAGTTCAATGAGTCTGTCGAACGGGTTCGCCGCAGGGAAGCCGGCCGACACGCCGGTCGGGATGGCGCCGAGGTTGCCCCAGGACCACACGTCGTTGTTGACGACGGGGTAGGCCAGGAAGCCTCTCGGCCTGTTGACGCCGTCACCCGACACGAAGGCACGGCCTTCCTGGATGGCGAAAGCCGTGCGCACCTCGTCCGCAATCCAGGCGTCCATGTCGACGATGCTGTCGTCGAGGACCATCTGGGTCGCCGCCGGCATGGCGTAGAGTTCCATGGTCGGGAACGTGAGGTTCGCGAGCGTCGGCCTGCCGGTCTGCGGCCGCGGCGCCGTCTCGGCCACCCATCCCGCGCCCATTTCGCCCAATGCGTAGGGCTTCTGATAGATCGCGGCGGAGACCTGGCGAATATCGGAGATCGCGCGGATCGGAGACATATCGCGCAGCGAGCGATTGACCGCGGCCTCGGTTTCCGGCGGCACGAGGAAGCCGCCGTCGGCGTTCGTCCCGGCCAAGAAGTTCTTGACCTCGATGGCGTGGAGGCCCTGTTCCACGCCGCGGCGGATGTAGCGCTCGAAGGCCGCCTTGTGCTCGCGGCGCAGTGGCGTGTCGGCTGGCTCAGGCGCGCCACCGAGCGGCGGACGAGCAGCTTTCAGCGCATGGGCATCGAGAAGCCGCTGCTGGCGCTCGATCACTTCGTCGAGGCGGGCGAGTTTTTCCGCCGTCACCACGTCACTCGCCATCTTGCGTTCGACTTCGCCGATCCGGCGTTCGCTCGTCTCCCGTATCTCACCGACCGCGCGCATCAGTTCGTCGAAGGCGGCGTGCGTGTCGGCGCCGCCGGCCATGTCGACGACCTTGGTCTCGACTCCCGTTTCGTTCAGCATGCAATGTTTTCCTTTCCTCATGTTTTCATGCGCAACTGTCGCGCCGCTTCCGCCATGCGGAGGACGAGGCGTGCTTCTTCGGACGACCGGTCCCTCGGCGGCGGGGCCGGAGCGGCCGCTTGGCGGATGCGTGCTCCGGGCTGCATCGGGAACGTGACGACCGAGATCTCCCAGAGGTCGACCGCGAGCAGGCGGCGGGTGCCGCCCGTGCGCTCGCGGCGTGCGCGCGTCGCCTTGAAGCCGATCGACAGACCGTCGACTGCACCGTCGCGCATCAAAGCCAAAGCTTCGCGTGCGCGGGCGACATCGCGCGTGAGCCGTCCACGGACGAACAGCCCGCGGGCATCCTCGTGGATCTTCTCCCAGACGCCGATCGGTTCGGCCGGGTCGTGCTGCCAGAGCAGACGAATACCTTTCGGGCCTCGCTCGGCGATGGTCGCGCGGAAGGCGCCCGGCTCGATGATGTCGTTGCCGAGGTCCTCGCGGCCGAACAGGCTCGCGTAGCCTTCGAAGGTGCCGTCGCGCCAGATGTCGCGCAGCGGCACGTCGATGCGCTTCGTCTCCGGCGCGGGTTTGATGAGTGAGGGCTCGGCCAAGCTCATGGGGTCTCTCCCGCGGGTGTCGAGGTGCCAAGCGGCCCGTAGCCGAGCGCTTCGCGCTTTTCGTCGACGGTCAGGAACGAGCAGCGCTCGAGCCGCGCCCACAGCGCTTCACGTTCGCCCGATAGCGCGTCGACGCGGTCGAGATCGGGCCTGATGGCCAACGCCCCCGTGATGGGCCAGGCCGGCGCGAGCCAGGTCGCGAGGCCATCGGCGAGGCGGCCGAGCATCGGCAAGACCGTCTGCCGCCAAAGCGTCCGGTTCGCTTCCTGGTAGTTCGCGTACGTGCTGTCGCCGGGGATGCCGAGCAGCATCGGCGGCACACCGAAGGCGAGCGCGATTTCGCGGGCCGCTGCGTGCTTCGCGGCGATGAAATCCATGTCCTGCGGCGAGAGCCCCATCGCCTTCCAATCGAGTCCGCCTTCCAGGAGCAGCGGGCGGCCGGCGTTGCGGGCACCTTCGAAACTGTCGCGCAGTTCCTGCTTCAGGCGCTCGAACTGATCGGGGGCGAGCGCGGCGCTGCCCGTGTAGACGAGCGCGCCCGACGGCCTGGCTGCGTTGTCGAGCAGCGCCTTGTTCCAGGCGCCCGCCGCATTGTGGATGTCGATCGCTGCGGCCGCCGCCGCCATGGGGCTCAACCCCTCGTGATCGGCGAGCGGGTGAAAGAACCTCAGATGCAGGATGCGGCTCACGCCGTCGACGACCTCGCCGGCGATCAACTCGCTGCGGCCGCTCGCAGTGTAGCGGTAAGCGGCCGGCCAGCCATCGTCTCCGGTGACGATCTCGACGCGATCCGGCCGCAAGGGATGCAATTCGCGGATCCGCCCGTCGACGGCCACCGCCTCCACGAACAGATTGCCCGAGACGAGGAGGTAACCGAGGCAGGCTTCGATGAAGTCGGCGCGTGTGTGGGTCTGATTGGGTCGCGCGATAACGTCGGCCAGCGGATGGCTCGTTCGCTCCTCGCCGGCTTCGTACACCAGCAGGGGCACCGATGCGGCGCCTTCGGAGATCATGCGCACGGCGCGATAAACGATCGGGTTCTTCACGAAGCCTTCTTGCGCGAAGGCGCGGTAGGAACTCGGCGACCACCGCGGCGCCCCGAGTTGCTCGAGTGCGAACAATCCGGCCGCCTTCGTGTCAGCTGGACGCAAGCCGAGCCGCGCCCCCGCGCCGGCGAGCGCGGCGGTCAAGCGCTTCATCATCGGTTTCTTTCTCCCTCTCAGAGGCACCGGATCGACGGCGCCGCCGCGACGTCGAGCATGAGGTCCGTCAGGGCCCAGACGAGTGCGTCCATGCGGTCGGGGCTGCCGCGCCCGACACCGGCGGCGCCGAACGTGCAGAGTTCATCTTCGAGTTCGGCGAACCGGCCGACGTGGGCGACGCGGCCCTCCGCGTAGAGCGCGGCGACCGGCTCGGCGCGGACCCATTTTCCGCGTGTCGCCCGCACGGTGCGAATGGCGATGGCGGCATCGACTTGGCGGAGCACGCCGGGGACGAGATCGCCGCCCTGATTCACCTCGGCCACGACGCTGTCGGCCTCGAAGTCGCGGCAGGCCGCGATCACGGCGCGGGCCCAAACGTCCGGCGCCCGGCCGGCGAGCGAACGGTCGGCGAGCACGTAGGCGCGGCCGTCGACGCCCCGGCCTGCGACCACGATCCCGCAGGCATCCGACGTCGCCGTCGCGGTGACCGGAGGGTCGACCGCGACGACGATGCGCTGGAGGTCGGCGGCGGCCGCCACGCGGCCGTCCTCGATCCACGCGCGACGCCAGAGTGCGCCCGCCACGTCTTCAACCATCTCGCCGTCGAGTTCCTGGCGTCCGAGCTGCGTCCCGGCATAACGACGCGCCATGCGGGCGACGAACGCCGGCGCGAGGTGGGCGGCGTTGTCGGCCGTGCGGGCGCGCGTCGTCGCGACGGTCGGATCGGCGAGCAGACGTTTGAGCAGCGGCACGGGCCGCGGCGTCGTCGTCGCGACGGCGCGCGGTCGGGCGCCGAGCCTCAAGCCGAGTTGCAGCATGTCCCAGGTCGCCTCACCATGGCGCCATTTGGCGATTTCATCGGCCCAGGCGGCGCCGAATTGCGGGCCGCGCAGGCTGTCGGGATCTTCGGCCGAGAAGAGCTGCGCAACGGCGCCGTTCGGCCACGTGATCCGATTGCGCGACGGCTCGAAGACGGGGCGCTCGTCGTCCGGGTGGATGGCGAGGAGGCCCGAAATGCCTTCGACCATCACGCTGCGGACGTCGTGCAGCGTTTCGCCGACGAGAGCGATGCGCTCGACGGGCTCGTCCGTGAACGGGGCTTTGCCGAGGGCCAGCGCACGCACCCATTCGGCTCCGGCGCGGGTCTTGCCGGCGCCGCGGCCGCCAAGCACGAGCCACGTCGTCCAGGGCAGCGCGTCTGCGTCGTCCGGCGGTGGCAGCTGATCGTCGCGGGCGTGTACGAGCCAGTCGCAGAGATGGAAGGCCGCCGCGTCAGCCGCGAGATCCTGGATCGCCTCCCGGATCCTCGCCTGTGAGCTGGCGTCGCAGCCGGCCAAGACGCTCCGCAAGAGCGCGGCGGAGTTCGTCCGGATCGTTGCGGGCTGATGCGGGCGCGTCTGCGGTGGTGCTGGGTGCGCCGGCTCCGGCATCCTTTTCGAGCTCCGTTGCCTTGCCGAGGTTCCTGACGAGAGCGCCGATCGCGCGGGCCTCCCGTTCGCAGTCGGCCGTTGTCGGAGGGTCTCCCGTCGTCATGGCTGTCTCCAGTCTGGTCAGGGCTGCATCGATGGCGTGCCACACCCTCGAAACGGTCGCGTGGCTGCGGCGCTGCCGGCGCGTGTTGGGGACGTGGCCGTCGGTTTCGGCGATGTCGATCCGGCGCGCCGGCCATTGGTGGCGGCGACGCCACTGAAAGATACGCCGCTCCGGAATGCCGAGGCGGCGGGCGATGGCGCGCACAGTCTCGCTTCCGTTCTCGTAGGCGGCGCGGGCTGCCTGATAGATCGGATCGTCGCTTTTCATGAATGCCGTTCGTAGAAAGGCCGCTCGATCGCACCCCGGGCATCACCGGCCGTGGCGCGTTGGTTCTGTTGAAGCTTCGGGTGTGGCGCTCGCCGAAATACCAAAAGCCGCGATCCCATCACGTGACGGGCGCGTCGCCTTTGGCCTGTATGTTCGAAGTTGGGAGGCCGAGGGGAGCGGGCATCGCCGCCGACCCACTATCTCGACCGTACATAATCAGTACACGACCAGCGTCCCGCTGTCAACGACTTTTCGTCCCTTGGCGGAGCATTCGGTAACGATCGGTCAACCGCTGCAGAGCGTGTGGCTTGATGAAACTGCCTCCCTCGCACACACTCCGCTTTCCGGGTGTTGTCACGAGTGTGCTGCGTTCCATGACCGTTCAGGGCCGACAGACGTCGCGAGATGCGCCCGTACCTCTCGTCTGGACTGAGGTGGTGGACCACCCACCGCCTCTTCCTGTCGTCGACGTCGAGGAATGCCCCGTCTGCAAGGCCTGGACGTCGGGCACGTGTAAGACCGTGCAGGACATGAACGCCTGCCGCAACCTGGACCCGGCCGAGAGCGCCGCCGTCCTGTTGCAGCCCGCTTGA